AGATTCTTTGATTAATCGCGCAAGAAACAATCTTGTTGCCAAGTTCATGGGTAATCCAGATTTTACTCACATGGTATTTATCGACGTAGATCTTCAATTTGATAAGGAAGCTATTCTAAAGCTTCTCTGGCATGAAAAAGATGTCATGACTGCGTCGTATCCAATTAAGGAGATTAATTGGGACAAGGTAAAAGAAGGTGCTATGGCAGAAGTTGCAGCACCTGATCTTATGGAATATGCAACTAGATATGTTGTTCACATGACTAAGCCTGGCGAAACTCAATTAAATATTGATAATGGTGCAGTTGAATGCTATGAAGCTGGTACTGGATTCATGCTAATTAAGCGCCAAGTCTTTGATAAGATGTTTAAAAAGTATAAGAAATTAAAATACAAAGATGACACTGGCGCATTAAGTGGATCAGAAATAGATAACGCGTATGCCTTATTTAATTCTTATGTTGATGATGATGGAAGATTCTTGTCTGAAGACTATGGCTTCTGTAGATACTGGCAAAAGATGGGTGGAAAAATTTGGGTTGATCCAACTATCAATTTGACCCATTTTGGGCGTATCAAATATACGGGAAAAATGTTAGAGTTTCTTAAGAGAATAACACAATAAAATTCCTATAATCTTATTACTATAAAACTAGTTTTTGACTAGTACTATACAATAAGACGCAGATTAACATAGGAGTACCATGGCCCGTTTAAGAACAGAAACCGCACCAGAAATAACAGTAAATGATGAGTCTGTTGTTTTTAAAGCAGCAACTGGAGCAACCGCACCATTAGTTGAATTTAAGAATTCAAGTGGTACAGTAGTTGGTAATATAGCAGCAAACGGAGTATTGAATGTTACATCCGTTATTGCATCTAATGCAGGAACTGGATCTACTGATCTTGCCACAAGAGCATATGTAGATACTTTGTTTGCGGGAGTGAACTGGCATGATCCAGTTGCTTTAGCTACAACAGCAGCACTGCCAACATGCACCTACGATAATGGAACTTCTGGCGTTGGAGCAACTTTAACAGCAACTGCAAACGGCGCACTAACTATTGATACTGGCACTGTTGCAGTTGGTGATTCTGTTTTAGTAAAAAATCAAGCCACTGCAACGCAAAATGGAATATATTCAGTAACCGCCACTGGTTCAGCTGGCGCAGTATGGGTTCTCACTAGAAGAACTGATTCTGATAATAATCCAACTGGAGAAGTACAAGAAGGTGACGCCATATTTGTTATTGGTGGATCAGTCAATATTAACTGTGGATTTATTCTTTCAGGAACAGCAACTGGAGCAAATGACACCATTATTTTTGGAACAGATAACTTAGTCTATTCACAATTTACTGGAACAGGTTCGTTTACAGCAGGTGATGGTTTAGTAATATCAAACAGTGCTGTGAATATTGTTACTGCAAGCTCAGGAAGAATAGTAGTTAATGCCGACAGTATTGATTTGGCTAATGTATCGCAAACAGATACTAATACAGGAACAGCTACAAGCTTTGTCGTTGGTTTATCCATAGACTCTTATGGAAGAGTAACTGGAACAAACAAGTCAGATGTTTCTTTTACTGGCTATGCAACTTTGGCAAACCCAACTTTCACTGGTGCTCCGTTAGCTCCAACGGCAAATGTTAGCACAAATAATACCCAAATAGCTACAACAGCATTTGTCATTGCAGAGATTGCAGACGAAGCCATCCTTAAGACATTAGCGAATGCAAAAGGCGATATCTTTACAGCTTCAGCAGATAATAGTCCAGCAGTTTTGGGAGTTGGAACAGATGGTCAAAGACTCGCAGCAAATTCGTCTGCAACAAGTGGACTTTCTTGGGCAGCACACGATCTAGATAGCCTTAGTGACGTAGTTATATCTACACCTGCAAATAATCAATTCTTGAAATATAATGGTTCAGCTTGGGTTAACGCAGTTAGCACAGAAATTCAAAATATTGCTGACCTCGCAGATGTAACAATAACGTCTGCTACAAATAATCAGTTTATAAGATACAATGGTTCAGCCTGGGTTAACTCATCCGTAGCAGAGATCGTAAATATCAATGATCTTCTAGACGTAACAATAACCTCTGCTGGTGCTAACCAAGTTCTTCTTTATAACGGTTCAGCTTGGGTTAATACATCTAATCCAACAATAGCTGGTAACTTAACAGTTTCTGGTAACTTAACAGTTACTGGAACAAATACAGTAATTAATACTACAGAATTACACGTTGCAGATAACGTTATCATGTTAAATAATGACGTTACAGGAACACCTAGCGAAAATGCTGGTGTAGAAATTGAGCGTGGAACTTCAACCAATGTTTTGCTCAGATGGAATGAAACGTCAGACCGTTGGGAATTCACCAATGACGGAACATATTACCAAACAATTTACATGGACACAGTAACCAATGCTCAGACTGCAGCTTATACGCTAGCCTTGGCAGATAATGGTAAGATGGTAGAAATGAACGTTGCTTCAGGTAATGCTCTCACGGTTCCAACCAATGCAAACGTAGCATTCCCAGTGGGAACAACCATAACGATTCTTCAGACTGGTGCTGGACAGACTACTCTTACACCTCAATCTGGAGTTACAATTAACGCAACCCCTGGCCTTAAGTTGCGCACACAGTGGGCATCTGCTACACTTATAAAGAGAGCCACAGATACGTGGGTAGCACTAGGAGACTTGGCGGCATAATATGGCAGCAGACAGCGGAAAAAGAGAAAAAAGAAAAAGAGCTAAACCTACCCTCGCAGAGGGTACAGCAGCCGCAACAGCGAACAGCACTATAACAAGTGCAGGTTTTACAGTTGGCACAGTTACAACAACTGCAACCACCACCGTAGCATTAAATAACACTGTATTGCCAGCTGTTACAGACACAACAGTAACCCCATTGGGAACTGCAATTAACTATGCAGTAGGAGCATTTTCACCTCCAGCGTTCTTTTCGCCTCCAGCTTTCTTTTCGCCGCCTGCGTTCTTTTCGCCTCCAGCTTTCTTTTCGCCTCCAGGATTCTTTGGTCCTCCAGGATTCTTTGCTCCTCCAGGATTTTTTGCGCCTCCAGGATTCTTTGGTCCTCCAGGATTCTTTGCTCCTCCAGCGTTTAAATAATTCTAAAAAGAATTAACAGCGTAAAAGGCTGGAATAACCCATCTGGTACCAGATAAAACTGGGGTTACTCCATGAATGTAGTTCACATCTCCCGGATGTGAAACAGCCATACCAGCTACTGGCTTTATCTTTAAAGAGTGTTGTGTATAAAAAAGCTCGCCACCAAGATAATCATCATTAATATAAAATAATGAATTGATATCATAATCAGGAAAAGCGTTAGGTCTTCCGTCCTGCAACTGCTTGTCTGCATGAGCTATTTGAAAATCACCAGGTCTCCAGCACACTATCACGGGTGCTCTCTTTTCAACAACACAATTATAATTTTTATTTATATTTGCAGTCATTTTATCAATATAAAAATCAATTAGATCATATATATCTCTATCTAATCTTTTTACAATATAAGAACTACAAGTTCTATTTAACCAAACATCGGCACCATATTTTATGGTACCATCTTCATGGTATTCGCTTTCTCTTGAATTATCCCATTCATCTATTTTAGATACGAAGTTTTGCAACTCGAGTAGATCAGTCTTATCAATAAAATTTTCTATAATTTTAATATTATCGGTAGAATCTCCAAATGTTCCAGGCAAAACTTTCCAAGGTTTTTCTTCTGTTATTTCTTCGTTGAACATATTTAACCCTCCGCAAATTGTGGTATACTGGATTCCGGTTTAAAGTATATCACACATCTATTGGAGATAAGTAATTATGAACCCACAATATGTTTTTGATCCAAGATTAGGAATTATTATATATAGAGGTGCCATCAAAGACACCGAGAGTATAATCGATAAGCTTGAGTCTGGATTAGGAAAATCTAATCACGATATATTCAAATGGGACTTGGGAACAACTGGAGATCAAAGAAAAGACAAAGGCTATAGGAATTGTAGTGACTTTAAAATACATCCAGACAATACAGTTTGGGAAAACTTTCCAGAAGTTTCTGAAATTAAAGAAGCATGTGAAGCAGTAAAGTCTCCTTTGCTCGAGTGCCTGTATGACTATGAAGTTAGACACGGAATAAAAATGGATTTTATGGAAAGTTTTAACTTTGTTAAATACATTCCAGGTGAACACTTTTCTGCTCACGCAGATCATGGATATAGCTATAACTGTACAGTTTCATCTGTGGCATATCTTAATGATGATTACGAAGGTGGAGAACTGGTTTTTGATGTTCTTAAATTGAAAATAAAACCAAAAGTTGGAGATATAATACTATTTCCATCGACATACATCTACGCCCACAGTTCTATTCCAGTTATATCTGGAACAAAATATGCAGTTGTGACGATGTTTGACTATAATGAAAGAACTCATAAAGGCTTTCAGTATGGGCACAATTTAGACGGATCACCAGCTGACCCTAATGCAGGAAAAGCTCCAAGATTCCCTGGCAGAATGCCTAGCTCAATAAAGCAGTTAGATCCAGATTATTTATTCTCAGGTATTTAAATGACAAAAGTAACACTTTCAAGAACTCATAATAATTCAGTTGAAATAAGACAATCTCGACTTAAAAGAGATTGGATGGATCAAACCCATAACAAGCATGCGTATCAATGCACACCAGTTACCACAGCGAATGTTAGTGGATGGGAAATGATTCTTCCCGAAGAATTAGTTGTAATTTGGGATGGTGGACCCAGTCCAGCAAGAATAGTTAGCGGTGGCGTCCACAATGGATTTCATTTTGCCCATTCAAACATTCACGGAATGATATCAATTGCAACTGGTTGGGCTATAAACACTGAAGAAGGTTATAGTTTATGGACAACTGGTTCGCCAAATTATTATGTTGATGGAGCTTCACCAATGACAGCTAGCATTCCAAGTAGTTGGTGGCCAGATGAAGTTCAAACAAACTGGGTAATACACAAGATAAATGAACCAGTTGTATTCCCTAAGGGAAGTCCTTTCTTGTTTTTTACTATTTATCCAACAGATCTACTTCCAAGTGTAGAATTCGAAGTACTCAATAGATGGGAAGATAGAGAGCTTGAAGAATCAAGAAGAAAATATAATGAGTTTAAAATGAAAAACTCACAGGAAAAACCATGGACATGGGTAAAGGGAATAAAAACTGGTCTAGACGCAGATGGAAAAAAAATAGGCCCAGGTACTAAGGGTATGTTGAGGTTAGCTGAATTAGATGATACGGCAGGAGAAAACGATTATGATGAATTACAATGACGTAAAAGGAAAGCATCTTGGTGGCGGAGTCGTCCTTTTCGAAAATGCCGCAGAGATAGACTGGGATTGGATGTACAACTTCTGTGAAAGAAGTATAGAAAAAGAGAAGGCAGAAATGTATAGCCTTGCAATACATCCAAATACTGGAGAAGAAGTTTATGTAAACAATAGTGGATATTATTTTCCTATTGAAACAATTGAACAGATGCCCTACAGAGCGACAAGAATACATAGAGATCAAGAGCTTCAAGCAATGAAAACCCTAGCTTTTATTGATGAAGTAAAATATAAATGTTTGTTAAAATATATAGAAATGTTTCCCTTGGTTTACAAATGTGTTTGGTGGCAAAGTAGAGGTCATATAACACAATATAAATCAGACGTTTATATGGGTCCTCACGCAGATATACAAACAGATTATATGTATGGGGTTCCTCATCCAACTCAGCAACTAGCAATGAAGAATGTAGTTGGTACGATATTTTATATTAATGATAGCGTTGAGTCTGATGATGAGCTTAATGGTAAAAATTTTACAGCTGGTTCACATTACTTTCCTTATTTGGATATAGAATACTTTCCTAAAAGAGGAGACGTATTAATGTTTCCAAGTGACTATATGGCCGCTCATCAAATAAAGCCAACAGGTGATGGTGTAAGATATGCATATCTTGGGTGGTATTGTCATGGAAGCCCGAATGAGGCTTTGGGTGAAAATGTTCTTGATCCATTGAAAGATCCTGCTAATGCAATTAATACAGTAAATGTTTACCTTCCTTTTCTTAGACAAGATTATTTAAAACATCTTGAAGGTAAAGGGTATAAAGAAGACTCACTACAGTACATTGTAGCCTTAAACATGGAACAATATTAATAATGAATATTTCACTAGAAGAAATTAATTTGATTAAAGAAAAAACTTCTTTATATTTAACTAAGTCTATTTATAAATTATCCTATATCCTAGGTAGGGATCCGGAACAAGTAATGAGCACAACTTCCCTGGAAGAGTTGTTGGATGGCGATGCATCGCCAATGCAAAAAGATGCAATCACCTCATTATATAATCAAGTTACTGCATTAAAAAAACTTAATTAATATGGAACCTAAAGAAATTAGCGAAGAACTTATTCATGAGTTTACGGAAAAAATGGATGACGCAGTACCTACATATTCTGATGAAGACGAAAATATTGTAATGGAAAATGGCGGAACTACAAGGGAGTATGTTCTAACAAATGACTTTGTTGAAATGAATAGATATATAATTCTTCCTTTATCTCCAAGTATAGAAGATTTAACATGAGCTATAATGCAATTGAAGACTTAAAATATATAGATAGACAAATTAGTTTCTATTTATACTGCATCGGCTTAGATGGTTCTAATACAGATATCTATACTATAGATGAAATCATAAAAGCAACTAGATCTATAACTATAGCTCCGATAGATGATGTTGAATCTGGTAAGTTAAATTTAGGTCAAGATCCTTCTTACTTGTATTTAAAGAATCAAAGAATTTCACTAATTGGAAACATAAGAAGATTATGGCATATGCGTCAAATTGCGATTGGGGCAATTTAATATGATGTATGAAAAAGATTATTTTGACAATTTAGCAAGATTGATTAAGTATACAGACATAGAATCCATTGAAGAGTCGATACAAAAAAGTAAAGATGTTAAATCATATTTAGATACATTGTCTCTTGATAAAAGAAAAATTGCAGCCGGTATGGATTTTCTAATTTGGTATTTTGATGTATTTAGTCAAGAAAGCCATTTTTGGAATACTAATCAAGCTTATTATTACGCCGCAAATACTCATGAGTTTGGTTTCCTAACGGCTAACCCTAAGACCTCTCTTATGACGCTACCTGCTTTCAACACAGGGCTTGTCAGACTAATGCAAAAAAGATCAGAATTAACTCTGTTGAATAATTATCAGTTAAATTTATTTGAAAGAATAATAAAAAAAGATAATGAAAACTGGAATTATAATACAATTCTAATGCAAGACGTAGAATCTGGAACCGCTGGAAAATACGACTTTATATGCATGAGTATACACGACGTATTACACGATCCTGAGGTAATTATTAAGTTTTACAATATGTTAAATAAAAACGGAACAATAATGATGTTATATACGGGTACCGATTCCTTATATAAAGACGAGTCCGTTTTTACTGATTTTCACGAAGTACACGAATGCCTTAAGAATATAGAGGATTCCTGCGTGTACCACAATCCAACAGGTGCCGCTGTTACATATGCGGTAAAATTGTAGTACTATATATAATATGATTGTTTTAGATAATTTTGTAAAAGATCAAATCTTATTAGATGAAATTAAATATACCAAAGACTTTTTCCCAGAGTCAATGGGCGATGAAGAACGTATTGCCACTGTTTTAAATGGATATCACGATGAATTATGCGACTGTTTTGCTCCATATATGTTCTGGGACGGGTGGCATAAGTCAGATGCAGATACTCCAAGAAAAAGATTAATTAAAGCAATCTGGGAAAATAATCTTCCTTTTCCGATTGAAGAATTATGTGGATTTGAGTATTGGACTAGAACCTTTAAGCCAGGACAATTCTTAGATGTTCACGTAGATGAAGATACTTTCCTGTATGCAGACACCAAGGTTTTTAGAGGGCCAAAGATTGGCTGCGTATACTACCCAGAAACAAATGATGTTGTAGGCGGTTTTCTAGAACTACATCCTCAAGCGATATCAGAAGATACCCCAGATGCTCTTGAAAGAGAAAATATGAATTCTCTGGTTGTTCCTATGGAACTTAGGGAAAGAATAGCATGCCTTCCAAATAGATTGATCATCTTCGATGCTGGTCACGTTATACATAATACGACTCCCCCTATTAGCGGTGTTAGAAGGGTTGTTGTTATTAATGTTTGGCATAAGGACAGTCCCCCTTCTGCGTTGACAACTGGAAAATTTTATTATGAATAATTTAAAAGTTGTTAATTTATTTTCATTAAATGTATATACATCTTATTTAGAGAATATAAATAATGATATTATTTTAAATGAAATTAAAGAACATTCTGGTTCTATACCGGACGTAAAAGATCCTCATCCAGCACATACATTTTATGAGGATAGAACATTTCCATTTGAAAAATCTGAATGTAAAAAATTATTTAAAGAAATAGAAAAAACTGTAAGTTCTATTCTTAATAGAGAAATGAAAATAAATTCTATATGGACACTCTCCTTAGAGGAGGGACAGTCGGTAACAGCCCATACCCACAAGGTTAATACTCATTTATATCCAGAAGAATACTTTTCTGTCTCTTACTATATCAATGCACCAAAAAACAGTGCAGATTTAATATTTACTACATCACATTGCAATACAATTGAAACATCAACTGCAATTACTCCAGAAACAGGAATGTTAGTTATGTTCAATTCTTACATAAACCATATGACCAATAGGCATTATAATAAAGAGCAGAGAGTTGTTGTTAGCGCAAATCTAAGTCCATCAAATGCAAACACTGCAGAAAATCCAGATTGGTCAGCATACGTAGTCCCAAGCAACTATTGATAGAAGAGGAAAAATGACAGTTACAAGAGATACCTATAAAGAATTTATTGGAAACATAAAGATCAATGACATTGATCCGATTGTGAACGCTCCAGAAGTTGACTTTGATGCTGTTGACCATGTTGTTAAAGCTAACCTTGATGTAGTGTTTACTTGGGATTATTCTTTAGTCCGCACACAATTAAGAAAGCTTTACGAAAAAGCTAAGAACAATCAATGGAATGGAGAAACCGCATTAGACTGGTCTACTCCTGTTGATATAGAAAAGTCTGTGGCTGAGGATTATGCAAATTTTGGATCGACTAGAGAGATGTCGGTTTACAAGGGTAGTCCTGTGGAAAAATGGGGCGATAAAGAATGGTTGCAATTCGGCTTAGAAAGTAGAAGGTGGATGATCTCACAATTCATACACGGAGAACAAGGTGCTTTGATTTGCTCCGCAAAACTAACTCAGACATGTCCATGGTATGATGGAAAACTTTTTGCTGCAACACAAGTTATGGATGAAGCTCGACATGTTGAAGTTTTTGCAAAGTATACTAATGAAAAATTGGGTGGAACACTTCCTTTTAATTGGCATATTCAAAGCCTAGTTGATGACACCATCGCTGATAATCGTTGGGACATAACCTATTTAGGTATGCAGATTATGGTTGAGGGGCTCGGCCTTGCCTCAATGGCATACATGCGTGAACTGACAAGCGAACCACTGTTAAAGCAATTGTTACGTAATGTTATGGCTGACGAAGCACGCCATGTTTCATTCGGTATCATCTCACTCAAGGAAATCTATGCAGAAATGAGCGATTCAGAGATCATGGAACGTCAGCAAATTGCTTATGAAGCTAGCATAAAGCTTGGAGAGCGAATGCTCCAACAAGAGGTGTATGAAAAGATGGGGGTTAAGACAAAAGACATTGCCCCATTCTTGTTAAACGATCCAGCACAGGCTTGGATTAGAAAGATGCTTGCGGCTAAGATCATTCCAAACCTTAGTAAGTTAGGATTGCTAGATAGAAATGGAGCATGGCTAAGAAGAAAGTTTGAAGAAATGGGAACCATAGAATTTGAAAATCTTGGAGATACAGAAGAGGAATTCTCGGCTTTTATCCACAGTTACTAATATGAAAACCCCTAATGATTTTAAAGTAAATACAGTTTATTCTTATGATACGCCAAATGATTTAAAAAATTATTACAATGATTGGGCCCATGAGTATGAAGATTATACTGAACAGGTAAATTATATTCTTCCACAAAAAGTAGTTGAAATATTTTGCTCCTATCCATTAAGTAATGATTCTATAGTTCTAGATATTGGCTGTGGAACAGGATTGGTTGGTTATTTTCTTGGTTTAATAAAACAAGATATATGGATAGAAGGAACAGACATATCTGGTTCGATGATACAAGTAGCAGCAAAAAAAACTAAACCAAATTTTAAACCCACCTATGACTGGATGATTGTACAGGACTTTAAGAAAAATAAATTTTTACTAGAAGATCATTATGACGGAATAATTAGTGCAGGAACTTTTACTCTTGGACACTTAGATTGCGATGATTTAATTACTTCAATAAAATTCTTAAAAAAAGATGGGTTAGCAACAATTAGTATAAAAGAAGATCATTTTATTAAAAATAGTTTTAACGAAAAAATATCTCAGTTAAAAAAAAATAATATAATAAAAAATGTAGAATATTTTAAAGTTAATTCATATAATTCTGATTTCATCGCACAGTCAATTGTTGTAAAATTTAATAAGGTTTAAAAAAAAATGATACCAAAAATAATATGGCAAACACATAGCTATAAATTTAAAGATCTTCCATTATTTTTAAAAGGACCAATGTTATCTTGGCAAGAAAATAATAAAGATTATAAATATAATTATGTAAATCATATTGAAAGAAAAATATTTATTAATAATAATTTTGGTAAAGAGTGGCTATCTTTTTATGAGCAATGTGAATCTCAAGTTTTTCAGGCGGATATGTGGAGAGTACTCTGCGTATATGAATATGGTGGGATATATGCAGACATGGATACCATATGCTTAAGAAGTATAAATGATTTTATGAATTTAAATAAAGATTTTATTTGCGAAGCAGGATTTCCTAAAACTCATGGTTGGATAAATACTTCAATTTTTGCTAGTCAACCAAAGGGCAAATTTATCACAGATTTAAAAAATTTAATCTATGATAGGTGTAAAGCTAAAAATGGGAATCAAATAACAGTTGAAGATTGTGGTCCATTAGCATATAGTCAGTTAATGGATAACTATATTGAAAATAGACGCGATATATCAGACATACAGTTATCTGATTCTAATTATGAGATAAATAAAGAAGAGTCGGTGCTACAAATCAATGGCTCAACAACTTGGAACGATATTAAGTGGGGCTTTGATTTTTCTTACCTAAACGATATTTACAAATCTCTTATAAAAGATTCTAAAATAGATATAAAATTATACGCCAAAGGAGGCCATGGCGGTTGGATTGTTTAATTCAAAAAGCCTTTAATGTCTATGGCATATAATTTAATTGGAACTAACCCCAAATCCTGTACCGGTATATGTATAAGGTTAAACATTTGGAAGTGGTATGAGTTTGTGAGAATGTTAAAATATTTTAACATAATTTCTGAATCAGAATTCCCCTTATGGATGACAAACGATCAAGTTGAAATATCAGAAAAAGAATCAAAAAAAATATCAAAAAATATTAAATTAAATCTAGATAGTTTTAATAAATTTATAAAAGAAATATATACGGAAAATATTCCGTACTCATTTATGCCGTGGCACAGGGAGGTGTGTTGCCCCATATTAAATGGATCAGATTTGAAATATGTGCTATTATTTTTAGACAATTGTGGCGGCTTTAAGGTTGAATAAATGATGAAAAAATATAAACCAAGAATAATTATATTTACTGACTTCTTGCCAGAAGAAGATTGGAAAATTGTAGATAAGTACTGTAGGGACAATGCTCACAAATTTCCGTATGTTGGATATGGTTCTCCAATACGATGGAAGATAGAAGAGCATTCTAAAAATCCAGACATTAAATATGTTCGTTCTTTTTTAATTTCGCAAGAAGAATATGATTTATATATTAAAGGTGAAATACCAGAACCATACCCCAACGATACTAAGCATGGAGATAATTATGTCATCTCTATGGAAGAAGTTCAAAAGACAGAAGAACTGCCAATAACAGCACTGCTACATTATACTAGTTGGCCAAATAGTGCAATACAAAATAAAACATATGATATCATTAATGGTTATTTATTTAGTGTTGTTGACATTGTTAAAGATATATATGATGAAGAGTGCTTTAGCGAAAGCGGTCCATGGATAGCAGTCGCTAGAGAGGGTGGGTATATGAATATGCATTGTGATGGAACATTCATTCAGAACAGAGATGCAGTAACACAATATTCTAGTGTCTACTATGTAAATGATGACTATGAGGGCGGCGAATTTAATATGCCGTTAATGGGTTTTAAATTTAAGCCAAAAGCAAATTCTCTTCTTGTTTTTACGCATTCATCCCATGAAGATATGGCACACGAAGTAACCCCTGTAATTTCGGGTGAACGCTTTGTATCTCAGGGTTTCTTCGCCATCAAAAAAACATGATAGACTTATACTAAAGGAGAAAATATGCAACTCGGTCTCTACGATGTAGATAAAGCAAAAACACAGGCAAAGTCCTATTTATCAAAATCAATAGCTACGCTTAGTTCCATTCTTGGCTTAGAAACAGATGTTATTGATTTAGATCAGGCAAATCCTTATCCCGAAGGTAGTCATTTGCACGCAGCTTATCTTTGTTTATCAAATGAATTAAAAGCTTATAATAAACTTATTGGAGAGTAATATGAGCAGTATTGAAAACTTTGATTGGTCAATAAGGAAAGGCGAATCTGTAACCGATATTACAGATTGGGATAATGAAACAATTGAGTGGGACTCTGCAACAGGAATATACTATGTTGCAGGCAAACCAGTAAGCATGTGTCAAGGTGTGGCAATGTTTAAGGAAGATAAAGATGACAACGATAAAGTATGACGCCAATGCCGAGCTAGAGATTAGATCTCAGCATCTAGCATCGTTTATGTACGTACTTGGTATTGATGAAAAAGATTTTTTAGAAGTAACAATAGATGATTTAATATCTTTAATTAGAAAAAGATACGCTTATGATCATGATATATCTTTAGATGTAGCTTCAAAAGAGTATATTAAAAAGCAAAATATAGCTTTATCTAGAGGGGTAAGAAGAGCTTGGTTCGATGTTCAATTTGCAAACTATGAGGTTAAAAATGTCTAGTGATAAAAGATATGAACCTCAGATGTCTTTTGACTACACAAAATGGGTTTATGATTGGAAGTCGTTTGCTAGCGAATCAACAAAAATTGATGGACCAGATTCTGTAGCAATATCGAACTACCTATTTAATGTAGTTGGTGTTGATAAAAGAAATATTGCAACTGGCGGTGCGAGTGACTATGAGTTCGTAATCCACTATCCAAGACCAAACCTTGCCGATTCATACGGGCAATCTCAGTGGATGCCGATACTCCTCATACAAGCATTAATGGATATTAGTCCGAAGAGACGCATACTGGCACTTTCTGGGGGTCTTGACCGTTTTAGATTAAAGCCGTTTCAAGAGATATATAATTCAGAAATTTATTTTTTAAATAATAAAAAACTTGCACTATATGAGAAGTTTCAATACGAAAATGCTCCCATGGAATATGGCGTGGTAACTCAGCAATACCTAGAGAGTAACTTAGACTTTACTTTTGATATGATAGTTGGTTGGTCTCAGGATATGGAAAATCCATTCATTCCAGTAGATTTTTATCTGGATAGATTGGAAAAGGGTGGTATTTTAATTATTCAAAATAGTTCTGATAGCGTTTTCCTATATCAAAATGACACTCAAGCATCTCCAGTATGGGAATATCATCAGGATATAAAATCAAGAGACGACTGCCATATGTACCATATTCCACTTTTCTATGGAATAACAATTGTTGTAAAGCAGTAAAATAAAACCATTACTATATAGCCTAGCTTAACCCTGGAGAGCCATGCTATATAACTCTAATATTACTTATAATAATTCAAGTTATACGTATAATGGTAATTTAATAATTAAGGCACCAAGCCTTATAAGTCCAATTATATTAAATAATATAATAATATCTTTTTCATCAAATGAAGATTATTCTAACTATACAACCATAGCATTAGTAAGCATGGATATGAGTCCAAGTGGTATTCTAACCCTTGAAGTATTGGATAAAGACGTGTCCGCAATATCTTCTGCTCAGGTAATAGCAATTGGAGCAGCTGGCGAAATATCTATAGTTGGCTAAAACAAGCTACTATAACTGACAAATTGCAAGTTTTATTGGAGAAAAAATGACTATTAGCAGCGTACTTGTCAATGATACTATAAGAATTAAAGTTAAATTCATTGACATCAATGCATCCACAGGAGAGCAAATTTCCGTTACCCCAAACTCCGTCACTGCTGAAATTAAAAAAGATGATGGAACCCTAGTTGTTTCTACTGCTCCAACCGCATTAAGTGGCTCAGAATATTACTACGATTTTACCCCTACAACTCCTGATACATATAAAATTAAATTTATTGGATATATGTCTGGTGGAACAACAATTACTGTTAACCAACAGCTCTATGTAAGCACATCAAGCGATGAGTACAAGCCAACAATAACTTTAAAGGCAGATGAAATAATGACATTTGCCCCAGACGTAACTCCACTATATCTGAGCCCAGAAGAAATACTTCCACTATTTCCAGAAGCTTCTTTGATAGAAATAGGTGAATTAATACATTTCCATTCTTTAGAAGTTGAAACTATTTATGGAATTAAAAATACATATGAGGCAAGCAAATTGGCATATGCAGCTCTAGAGTATATTAAAGCCGCAGTAGCATGTGACCTCAGTAGAATGTATAACTATGGAGGAGATGACGACGTTTCTGTCACACTTGCTGACTTGACTGTAACGGCAAGAAACATCCCAAGAACAACTATCTCAAGAGGAAATGCTGTTACTTGGTGTCAGATAGCAGTAGCTTTGAGGAAGGAAATGTTAGCCATGAAAACTGGTGCAAGGGGGATGCAGCCAAAAGGTCTTCCATCTCATCAGATTTTTGGTGCAGGTAAATTTGTCGATCCAGATACATATAGAGAAGTCTGGTTGAGCGACAGAGACTTGTACGGCACAAGCAGAAGTGCTGCATTAAAGGGTGATCCAATGCCAGATAGAGATATACGCGGATATGATTGATTTAGAAAGATCATTTAAAAAAATACTTAAAGATTGGGGCCATGACGTATACATTCAGAGAATGATGCCAAATGGTAATTACAGAGATACTCTAGAAAGAGTAACTACAAGAAATGTTTTTCCATCTGGTTTGACCAACGCAAAATTAGCACAGGAGCAGATGGAGGGAATTGCTGTTAACTCTGAGGTGGTTTATTATTTTCAGGCTGAAATAAATCCACAAGAAGGCGATAGAATATATGAAAACTTGCCAAATACATTTGGAAAACAAACAATATATTTAGTTGATACATGTTCGCCAAGGCGTGGTAGGAATGGTAAAATTGTATTTTGGGTAGTTGGAGCAACAAAAGAAAAACAGGTTTAATGTGTTAGTCGTACAAAGAAATCAAACACTAAAAATTAAATTCTTGTTTGTTGATCTCGGTGAAGTATATGATCCAACTGAGCTAGCTACACCAATAGATGTAACAGTCTCAATTGTAAGAGGCGATAATAGATTTTCTGCAATAATTAGAAATCCAATTTCTTATCTATACACCAACGCAACTCCTGATCCAAACGCCTATATAGAAAGAACTGAAAACTCTGAATTTATTTTTAACTACAAAGTTCCAGAAGGAACCTACCCAGGTGTATATACTGCGGTAGCAAAAACTGTTAAAGATAATTTTCAAATTATAATAGAATCAAAATTTGAAGTAAAAGAATCAGCATATGAGCCGCTTCCTACCGTTCCAATGGGCAATAGATCGAGCGTAGTTACTTATAAGCCTTCTTATGAGGACATAAACTTTTCCAATATGCAGAGCCTACTTCTGGTGGGGCATGCTAACGGAATAGAATTAAATAGTCCAATAAAAATAAGATCTGTTCAACATGCAGTTGAATTATTAAATGGAGATATAAATAGCCCTCTTATGAGAGGCGTATTTGACGCATATGATGCAGGCGCAAGAAGTATATTTATCTGCGCTGCCGCTCCAATGACAGAGTATGTAGATGACATAGATAACAGATTAATTTCTTCATCTTATGTAGACTACCAATCTGCAACACCCGTTTTTCAAACATTTTACGAAAGATATTACGAAAGACTATCTACCACTTACTCAGTATTAACAGCACTTGATTTTATTGATGTTTTAGTTCCTTTGGAAACATCTATAATAAAAACAGGTGGAGTAGATTTTGTTTCTCAATTAGCAGATTATTGTGATGATTTCCATAATGAAACTGGATATGTTCAAATTGGAGTTATAGGATCAAAAACAAATGGCATAACATCTACAGACATTGATGAAATAGAAGACGATCAAAATCTGTCTGATAAGTTTACAACTTATAATATGTCTGGAGATATTGTTTCTGACTCTGGCAGATATGTTGTCCCAGTTTATGGTGAAGCTTTATTCTCTCACGCACAATTAGATTCTACATACATTAGCTCAGTTGCAGCAGCTGTTGCTGGTCTTATTGTTTCTAATCCATTAAATTTTGGTCTGGTTAGAAAAAGAATACCTGGAGCAATGTCAGTATATGGTTCTAATTTAAATTCACTGGAAATGAATAGACTCGATGCCATAGGTATAAATACAATATATAGAAACAATAAAGCAAGAAGGGCTCAACCCTTTCAAGTATATCTAACCAATGATTATACTATGGCAAATATCAATTCAATTTTCTCCAAGCTACCACAAATGAGATTGGCTTCATATCTATCAAGTTCAGTAAAAGGATTTGGCTATGATTCCATTGGTAAATTTGGTTACGATAAAGTGATTGATAATACAAGGCAGTTACTTAAAAAGCTAAAAGATGATGGAACAATAGTGGATTATGAATTCAATGCAAAACCATCAAGTTCAGAGTCTGGCGTAATTTTATTGTACATAAATATAATCTCTTCATTAGGTTTAAAAAAAATAAACCTATCATTAGCAGCAGGGCCGGGAGCATAGCATGGCGCAAAATACAGTTGGCTGGCCAAGGTTTGGCCAAACAGATTCATATACAAAATTAAGATTTGCAGAGCCACTTCAGTCAGAAGGTAATCTATCGTATTTGGAATTTATTTCTACTGTTAAATCTTTATGGGAACAATCTTTTCCAAACTTTCCAATTAAATCATCATCTCCATCAGACCCATCATTTACTTGGTTTAATCCAAGCTACGTAGATCCTGTCACTGGCGAAACAATAGGGAGAATGGAAGACACTTCGGCAATTATAACTTATTCTTTAGAATTAAGAAAAGCTCACTCGGTTGAGCCTAAGCCAAGAATGAGACAAATAACAAGTGGAAATATGTACATATATGGCCAAAGATTCCAGAATGTTATAGCCTTCCACGCACTTGCCCCATCAGGCAACAGAGCCGGCGCAAACCCAAATGTAAGAATAGATGACCAAGACAATGCCTATTTGGTTGAATCTTTAATTGAAACATTTGAAGATTTTATGATGGAATTTACCCCTATCTTTAAAAAGATAGGAGCTTCAGAGTTAATCTATTCAAGAAGATTAGCGGACTCAGAGGTCAACAGAGAGTCTAAAGATATTCACAAAAGAACAGTAACCTACATGCTCACAACAGAAAAGACATTTGCAGCTAGAGCAGAAGTAATTGAACAGATTGCAGTTGATGTGAGAACCGCTATGGCCTATGAGCCAGAGCTATTAGTTCAGGCTACTCCAAACTACGACAATATAAGCATTAATATTATTGACCTTCAACAGGGTTCTACACCTGGATTTAATTAAGTATATAAAAAACTTATCTAAATTGGCTTGTTGAGTTATTTTTATAACTTATCTGTTACTATAAAAGAAGAATTAATGCCCCATAATTTAGTCGGAGGTTTAAAGATAACATGGCTATTCCTGGAGTAACCACCATAATTAGAGATCGCTTTTATAGTGTATCGCGCTCAAACACACCAGCAGGTCCTAGAATTGTTGTAATAGCAAAAAGAGACACTGCAGATGACACAGAGAATGTTAGTGACCTTGACGTAGTTTTGGCCACAACTGAAAAAGATGTAATCACTGCTTTCGGTGAAGGCTCAGACCTTCATAAAGCATTTTTAGAATTAATTTCTGCAGGAGCTGAAAGAATCTACATGGTTCCACTTCCAAGCACAACTGCATTTAATCACACAGATGGCTATATAACAGCAACTGGATACACATTAGATGCAATGTTTGATGCTGCGTATGCTGCAGCTGAAACAGTTCTTCCTGACATCATCGTTCCTTGGGGCAGGGGCGGAAACTCTGATGACTGGGAAGATCCAGCAACTCCTGGCGACACAGAGTATGGCTTTCACGCCAACAACTCATCGACATATGGAAACAGCTGGGTATACAAGGCGGCTGTTAGAACTAAGAATATTGCAGAAAATATTCACCCATGCATTTCAATCTTGGGAGTTAAGCCATATGATGCTGGTACAAAAGAAATTATGACACCAGCAGCAGTTGCATCGCATTTAGCTCTCAGCACCCTTGTAAGCAGAGATGTTGCAAACCTTAAGGAATACGGTCCTTATGTATGTGTAATCGCAACAGAGATTAAGCCTGTATCTTATGGCACAAGCACTGGAGCCGATTACGGTTATGCAAACGGAGCCTGCGCAATGGCAGCATCGTTGAGCAAACTTGCTGCATACTCTTCGGTTACAGCAAAGCCAATATACAACGTAGAAACAATGCGTTATGCGCCAACAAGAACACAGCAAGAAGCACTCGCCAATAAGGGTGTAAACTCAGTAGTTCTTAACTTTAACAAGATTGCAGTATTCGGTGACGGACTCACATTTGCTGCAACTGGTTCTGATTACTCAAGACTCTCTACCAAGAGAGTTGTAGATGAGACAGCGAACGTTGTTCGTCAATCATGCCAGAAGTTTGTTGGTGAACCATCGACTATCCAAATGAGAACATCAATGGAAACGGCGATTTCATCAGCACTCAGAGGAATGCAATTATTAGGTGCCCTGCTGGCAAGTGATTTCAACGTCACATATGTTCCAGATTTAAACAAGGCGATTGTAGACCTCATTATCACACCTGCTTTCGAACTAAAGTCGATTGAGGTTCAAATAGCTGTTAATATATAATACCGATTGGAGGGTAAAAAATGGCTTCTGATACAAACAATATAAATAAATATCTAAATACATATACAACTTTCTCGGGTGCAGATATCGTAGCCACATTTGGTGGTGTTGAAATAGGTGCACTTTCAGGAATTACATTCTCTGTAACAAGAGAAAAAGCACCAATTTACACAATGGGTTCACCAAACCCGCGTTCATTCTCAAGAGGTAAGCGCGGTATTGCTGGTTCATTAATTTTCACGGTGTTTGATCGCCCAGCACTTTACACAATGTTGGAAAAGAATTACACAAACAATAAACCAATGGACTTCTACACCAGAGCTCATAATACACTTCCCGGTGATATAAATTCAATGGGAAGAGGAATTCCAGGAGTTGGAGCAGAAGGAAGAAATAACTGGACAAGAGACGTTCAGAAAAAAGTCCCTTACTACGCAGACCAAATCCCACCATTCGATATCACAGTTACATTTGTTAACGAATATGGAAACGCAGCAGTAAGATCAATTTACGGAGTTGAGCTTTTGAACGAAGGTTCAGGAGCATCAATGGATGACATAGTAATTGAAGAAACAATGACCTACGTTGCTAGAGAACTTGGACCAATGTACACCATTGCGACATCTGCTCTTGAAAAGGATCAAAGCAATCTTTCTGATATTATTAGCGGAAACGCCGTAAAGGGTATGAGAACAGATATAATCCGTCCATAACTAGATCTTAATAGTTATTCTGAGTAGTGCATGAGGGGAATACTTCCTTCATGCACTATTCTATTTAGGAGATAAAATGGCACAAGCCAGCAAAACGTATACCATTTCTTCTGTTAATCCAAAAGATGGAACGTTTAAATTCGAAGATGCATTAAATAATATTTCTTATGCTGGAGCAGACATTGTCGCAACAATGATTTTGCCCCCAATGGGAACCGCCAATACAGCTGGTGACTATTTAGAAATAGGAGATCTACAAACTGTATCCTATTCAATCCATAGAGAGAACACACCAATAAGAACATTGGGACATTCAAACGTAAGAGGATTTGTTAAGGGATCTAGAACAATTGCCGGATCATTAATCTTTACCGTATTTAATGAATACACTTGGTATAAAATTAAAGAGTATCAAGATTATCTATCTAGAAGTAATGGGTTCTTTGCGCCATTGGCGGACATGCTTCCACCTTTTGATATCGTCTTTACATTCTTTAATGAATACGGCAATGCTTCAAAAATGAAGATATATGGAGTTACTATAGTTGACGAAGGTCAAACCATGTCGATTGATGATATAATGACTGAACAAACATATACATTTATGGCTAGAGGCATTCAGCCAATGACTAATATAATTAATGAAAAAGAAATGATGAAAATGCCAGAAGAAGATGCTCGAAGAGCAGCTCAAAGAAATAGAAATATATTTGGCGACAGCATTGAGGGAGTGGGTGTAACTACTCTCTATCAAAACTTTATAGAAGAAATTTATACTCTTTAGTAGGTAAAAATGGCCGGCAATAGAAGTGAAAGATTTGATCCGCTGTCTAATCAGTTAGACTTAATATGGTCTGGTAGTCCAACACCAGAAAAAAACTCATTTAATAGCTATTATGATTACTTCTTTAGCGGAGAAGACATTAAAGTTTATATTGATGGATTATTTTCTGAAGAATATGAATTAGACATAGCTGCATTATCTTATAATATAAGACAAGAAAAGCAACCGCTCTATGGTTTCTGGTCATATAATTATGATGCAATGATGTATGGTACAAGAATTATAACTGGAGAGTTTTCGGTATACACAAGATACCCAAGAAGAATAACAGATTTAATAGAAGAAGCTGCAAAAGCAAGAACACAGCAGCCAGATCCAAGAAAAGATAATTCTTTAATTAAATCTTCTTTAAGAAACATAGATTATGGTTCAGCTAGTTCCGCAGTAAGAAGTTTGCAGGACGAAAAAAATGTTCAAAAATATTGGGCATATAGTCAGTTAGATAGAATATCTACTGATCCATTTTCAAAGAACGTTGTAGACTCAGGTAAGAATATATTCAGTGCCCACCCACCATTTAATTTTATTATTCTCTATGGAGTTGAGGAAGTTTCAACAACAGCAAAAGATTACTTAAAAGCAGAAGATAAAGTTATAGAAT